GACCGCTGCATATGGCTTCAAGTCACGATGCAAAGAGTGCGTAAAGAACAGAGCCAAAAACCCTCTTAAAGCAGGCATTGAGCCAGGATATAAGCGTTGCTCTGCTTGCAAAGAAATCTTCCCAGAGACAGAGGAATACTTCCATAAAGGTGGGAATAGCAAGACTGGACTTGTTAGCACATGCAAAGTGTGTGCAAAGAAAAGAAGCAGAGAATACTACCAGGAAAATACAGAGTATGTTAAAGCAAGAGAAAGAAGATACAAAGAAACTCATTGGGAAGAAATTGCTAAAAAGCGCAAAAAGAAACCAAAAGAGGAAGATATTGTTGCTCCTGGATACAAACGATGCTTCACATGTAAGGAAGTTTTTCCAGAGACTAGCGAGTACTTCCACAGAAGCAAGATTAACAAAGGTGGCTTCAATGGTTCATGTAAGGTATGCAAAAGTAAAAATGACAAGGTGTACCGTGAAAACCATATAGACGAAAAAAGAGAAAGAGATGGAAAGTACAGAGAGGAGCATAGAGAGGAACTAAATGCAAAATCCAATGCGTATTACCATGAAAACAAGGCAGAAATATCAATAAAGGAACGCAAGCGCTACAAGAAAAATAGAGTAAGAATACTTCAAAAAGTAAAACAGTATTATCAAACTGCAAGAGGCCTAGCTGTGAAGAAGGCCAGTGCTCACAATCATAGAGCACGCAAAAAGAACGCTGAAGGTACACTCACCAAAGAGCAAATAGAGCAGAAGCTCAAGACGCAAAAATGCAGGTGTTATTATTCCGACTGTGGGCATGCAAAATTTGAGAAGAAGGACGGTAGGTACATCTTTCACATTGAGCACACCATACCAGTAAGCCGTACTGATCTAGGGCCAAGGAATGATGTTAACTTCACAGTTCTAGCATGTCCAGCCTGCAACATAAGCAAAGGAAACAAATGTCCTTGGGAGTGGCACCAAGGAGGCAGATTGTTCTAGCAAAACAGTCTATAAGGTGGAAGATGGGAAGACCGAGGAAGAAAAAGAGATATGCAGTGCAGGGGTCGCAAAAAGTGACCTCTGCAAATAGCGCTCAAAATGGAAATAGAATACAGCACCAGCTTGACTTAACAGCTTATTCTGGTCCGACAACTCAGGAAGATTGGTATTGGGGAAATGCAGGAGCAGGAGGAGCAAGCGGTGCACAAGAAGATTGGATTTGGAGAAGACTCAGCGATTCTTATTACATTAAAGACGTAATACCTGCAATATATTTAGAAATTCACAATCAGTGCTATGAGGCGTACAGGGCCAACCCGTTAGCTTTTGCTGTCATTGAGCAAACTACATCTTTTGTTCTTGGGGAAGGAATTACAGTAGCAGCGAATAACAAGCGTGTGCAATCAATCATTGACCGTTTCTGGCACAACCCCGAAAATCATATGGAGGAACGCGTCTATAGCCTCTGTACAGAACTGAGCCTCTACGGAGAATTGTTCGTCCACTTCTTCGTGAATCAATACAGCGGCGACGTTGTTATTCGACAGATAGATCCGAGCTTGATTGACCAGATCGAAACCGATCCAGAGGACGTTGAGCGGCAATTGAGATTTCACAGACGTCCACTCGGTCAGATCTTAAGTACGAACAGCGGCGATCCACCGCCCGTCAACGTCACGAAAATGGAGATGGATACTCAAGGAGCATGGTATAAGTCGGGGACCGAGGTCCTGCACTTCTCAATCAACAAAGTGAGCAACGCAAAGCGCGGTCAGTCCGATCTCGCAACACTACTGCCATGGCTAAGAAGGTACAAGGACTGGCTGACGGATAGAGTGCGCATCAACAAATACAAAGGAGCCTTCCTCTGGGATGTCACACTCACAGGAGCCGATAAGAAGACCATCGATCGTAAGAAAATGGAGTATACCTATCCACCCGAGCCAGGATCGGTACTCATCCATAACGAGGCTGAGAAGTGGGCAGCCGTGCAGCCCAACATTAACGCGATGGATGCGAAAGAGGACGGAAGGCAGGTAAAGCTCATGGTGGCAGTTGGCGCAACTCTGCCTGAACATTATTTGTCGGATGGCGACCAGGGTAACCGTGCAACTGCAGCTGAGATGAGTCTGCCCACACTGCTGAAATTTAAGCGCAGGCAACGATACCTCAAATATATACTCACCTGCATCATCGACCGTGTCATTGAAGAAGCAAAGAAGGCCGGACGTATCGGCCCGAGGGTTGATACGAGCTATGAAATCACCTTCCCCGAGATCGACAGCGGAGAGCATCAGACTCTGGCAAACGCTACTAATCTACTGGTAAGCGCACTGGCCAACGCGAAAGCTCAGGGGTGGATATCAGACGAAACAGCAATGGCTATGATGTTCGAGTTTGCGGGCGAAGAGATTGATGTTGCCGAGGAGATGAACAAGGTAGCCGCACAACGAGCCGCACTCCTGGCCGCACATATGGCAGCTGCACAGGCAGCTCAGCAGACAGGCCTGCCACAAACAGTCATCCCGCCAGCGCCACAGGCAACGAGTAAGAAAGTACCGAACCAGAGATCACAGGATCGGCAGAATGCTCAGCAGCAACCGAGTGGCTTGGGGAGTTTGAATGGATATGGGAATGAGTTGTCAGGCGCTGTCACATATGGCGAGCGTTTTGGAGATAGCGATGGGCCACCAAATGGGAGGTTAAAGTAGATGGAAGAGAAGACAATCATTCCACTCGTAGAGCTTCCCAAAGAAGAGCTATCAATACTACTCAGGAGTTGCAAGACCACCCTAGAGCAACTACAGCTCAGAGATAGAATGATCAGTCAGCTTGAGATGGAAGTACAAACACAGAAGAGATGGCTGGAGGGGTGGAAAAATGCCGCTCGATAGTGCTCTCAAGATTGCCCATGTGCAGGCCATGGTCCGAAAAGCCTGGACCGGACGACAGCAGGTTGTCGTTTTTGTTTCGCTCGTGTCGGGCGTCTGGACCTACACGGCACAGACGGTAATCTTTCGCAGGCAAGAGGTGGTAGATCCTGAGATACCAGATCTATCAGGCGGGGCTCCTAAGATGAAGGGCGACGCTCTCATGATTGTTGATATTGCAATCAGCATGGTTGGAGTCGTTTACGTGGCTTATACAGCAACGGCAACAAGTGGAGCTGTACAAAATGCGGACAAGTACGAAATCATCGAATCAACACCGACAGGCATTATACCCGGTGGCACACATTATGTCGTTGATCTACGCAGGTGGCGTGGATAAGATAGTTCTTATTCAATAGTTTATATCAAGAGAAAAGGAGACACATATGCCAACAGAGGACGAGGCAAGATATGCAATTCCGTCTGTTCACACTATGGACGACGAGCGGCTATTGACGCCAGCTCCCCAGGAGCCAATCCCCCCAGGAGGTGTATTTCCGCAACTGAACCTTGCGGGAGCCGACTTTGATGTAGCTTCTGGGGTGGCTTTTCAAAGGATGCCAGAGCCAGTCAAGCCGGACGCCCCAGTCCCTAACCTGACCAGCTCACCCGAGAGCGTGCTCATGATGGGCTACGAACCATCGAACCCAGCACCACAAGCACCAAATCTTGCAGGCGTTGATGGACCACCGGACGTCAACGATCTCATGACTGAGCCTAACCAGGGCGCGATCTTGCCAGATTATGGCGTCCCAGACTTCGCGAGTCTTAATACTCCGCTGCAGGATTACGATCTTGAGGACGGCATCAATTATGCCTATGGGTCTGAGTGGTCACCAGATCCGCTGAACCCAGACCTTACGAAATATAACCAGCCGTGCGGACTAGACATTCAGCAGCAAAAGTATCCAGAGGATCTAACTAAGCCGGACCCTTACCTAAATGATCTCACTCGGTATGATCAGGTCCAAGGGCTCGACTTTATACGCGATCCTACGCAACCAGATCCCCAGCTGCCGGACCTGCAAAATCCGCAACTGGAGCCAGAGGTAAGAATGCTGGAGAGACCGGGGGATATGGATGATAGCGCACTGGATATGATGCCCAGCGATCCGACATACGATCAGGTCAAAGGCGTCTCGTATGACGTGAGCTATATGGTTCAACCAGGATCAACTCGGCGTAGCAGGCATATGGATCTTCTTATGAACGGACTCAGAGACGGGGATAGCTGATGGGAGGCAACAAAAAAAGCTGGCCTTGGTAGACCAGCTCCTGCAGTATACCCGACTGGGCTGCAATATATTGGGCGTTACGATGTCGCAACTGTTGAGTCTGACATTTCAATCTCATCTGAGTAAGTACAGTATAACACACTTGTCAATATATCAATATAGAAAGGGGGATAAATGGGGACACCAGGACCTACAACGGTCAACCCCGCTGATATAAGGACATTGATCTCTTCATCAGATCAGGAAGCTGATCAGGGAGGAATATACGGGGATCTGCCAGGGGAAAGCATGCGCATGCCTGTAAATTCTGTGCAGAACATTGGGGACGCAAACGGAGCAGATATCCTAGAGGCCCTCAATCAGATCTACGAGAATCGCTGGCCGCAAAGTAAACGAGACGAGCATAAGGCAGCTGGAGGAAGGTTTGCCGGGCCCGGAACATCATTCCCGATCAAGACCGCTCAGGATATACGATCGGCGGCCAAGCTCTACGGGCAAGCAGCTAATCCCAGCAAGATCAAGAGCAACATCATAAGCGCAGCCAAAGATATGGGGCTCATGAAGGCAATACCTAAAGCTTGGAAAGAGGAGGATTCATCTCTCGACCAGGATGATGATGACGAGGATGATGACGATTATAACCAGGCTATAAGTCGCATCCAGGCAACGAGCCAGATGCAAGAGGCAGGTCACGTTGAGATACGCGAAGCCTGCCACATCATCGAGGCACTGCAGGGTCCAGGTCACGAGGTAAGAGTCACGATCCTGAAGGGCGGTACGTCGGCCAACCAATACGGCTATGATGAAGCAGCTCTTAGGCAGGTCGCTCAGTTCATAGAGGGAGCGCAAGCTTTTGCCGATCATGGCCCCCCTGATCAAGTAGTGCGTAGCGTCCGTGATCTGGTCGGCTTCTATAAAGATGCTCAGTTCGTGCCAGCATACCCGCTCAGAGTGGACGCCACGCTCCATATTATGGAGTCTGCTGGCTGGCTCTGGGACCTCATTCAAGAAAGCATTAAGCTTGGCAGACCTAATCTTGTAGGATTGTCGATCGACATATTCGGGCAGTATAGCCGCGATCCGACAGGCGTAAAACAAGTCAGTCGTATCGTGAGCCTTAATTCTTGCGACATTGTAACTCGGCCCAGTGCTGGAGGAGAATTCCAGCGCATACTTCACCACCAAGAGAGAAAAGGAGACACCATACACATGGATCCAAAGGATAAGGATAAGGATAAGAACGCCAGCACTGCGACGCAGGACTCACCTGCCGATCAGCAAACACAGCAGAACCAGACACCACCAGCGGAGCAAACAACTTCTACTCCGCCAGCACCCACGGCACCGCCAGTTCAGGCACCTGCGCAAAATACACAGATCCAGGAAGCTGCACAGATATCTGAGCAACTACGTATCTTTGAGCAGCAACGCACAGCCATGGCAGCCCAGGCGGCGGAGATGGAAGCAGCCAGGGCAGAGATGCAGCGCCTCATGGAAGCCGCGAAGATCGACAGGGCTCAAGTGTTGCTGGAGCGCAGATTGCAAGAGAGTATTCTCCCCGAGGCTGTTAAGAGCCAAGTGAAGACCAGATTTGCTGGCCGGATCTTTGAGGAAGAGGAGCTTAATAAGGAACTGCAAGGCTCCTTAGATATGATGGCGCAGCTCACTAGCTCCGGTATCGTGCGCGGCCACAACTATGATAAACAAACGATCATTAGCAGTCAGATCACAGAGGCTGAGAAGGTTCAGGCAGCCTTCGATCTGATGTTCGATATGGAGATTGATACCAAGTTTGGTAAGCTACCAAAGTTCACAGGCATTCGTGAGGCCTACGAAATTGTAACAGGTGGCCATAATGTCATGGCTGGTATTAGCAGCATGAGCAGGCTGGGCAATGTCAGAGTGTCAGAAGCGGCTCCAATAGGTTGGTCAGAAGGCTACGGAAGGGTTCAGGAAGCCGATACAACCACAGCCTCTTTCTCTTACCTCCTCGGCACCAGCATGAACAAGCGCTTGATAAAGGACTATCAGACGTGGCCCGCTGAATGGCAAAAATTTTGCATAATTCTACCAATCCGTGATTTCAAACAACAGACAAGAGTTCGCTTAGGCGCGTTTGGATCGTTAAGCATAGTCCCAGAAGACAGTGCCTACACCACAATCACACTGCAGGATAGCGCGGCGACGTACGTTGCTCAGAAGCGCGGCAATATAGTCACCGTTAGTCGAGAAACGATCATCAATGATGACCTGCAGGCGATCAAGCAAATCCCGACGAAATTGGCATCTGCCGCGGCTTATACGTTGGCAGAATTTGTTTATGCATTTCTGTCGACAAATCCGAGCATCTATGATGGATCAGCTCTCTTTACGACCGGCGCGCCACACACCAACCTTGGCACCAGCGCACTATCAAGCGCCGCGATGCAAAGCGGAGTAACAGCCATGAGAGAGCAAACGAACCTCGCAGGTAAGCGCATAGGGCTCAGGCCCCGGTTCTTGATTGTTCCTCCAGAATTGGAGTGGCAAGCGCTGCAGATCACACGGTCGGCAGGTGTACCGGGCAGCGCGAATAATGATATCAATCCCATGATGGGCTATTGTACCCCTGTAGTCTCTCCGCAACTCACAAACACTACTCAATGGTATATGGCCTGCGATCCACGTGAGAATGACACGCTTGAAGTGGGTTTTGTAGGTGGCCAGGTAAACCCTGCGCTCTTTATACAAGATTCTCCCCTTCTGGGGCTCAATTTCAGCCAGGACGCGATCTCGTACAAGTGTAGGCACGAATATGGAGCAGCGGTGATTGACTTCCGCGGCCTCTACCGAGGGATTTAACGCGGTATATGATTAATAGGGTAACTTAGAGTAACACAGAGGAAGATTGAAAATGAGAAGAGGAGACGGAGAGAATGCCAGGAATAGGCAATACCAAGGAGTTCACTGCAACTGACGGCTCAGGACCAACAGGAGACATTCTTAACTGCAATACCGTTGCAGGTCAGACAGAAGTCCCCAACGGCAAGGCAATTCAAGGGTATAGCGACGCGTACATAACCCCAACTTGGAAGATTGCAGGAGGAGGGATAGCTCCAGCCCCGAGCTCGACAGCGCCGGCAATAGCCAGTAGCGGAACGATAGCCACGGCTGGACTCGGCATAACACGTGTGACTCCTGCTGCTGCTGTGACAGCTGTCATACTACAGCCAGGAACGATTAATGGGCAGTTGATCATTGTGTCGAACGAGGGCACAAGTACTCATAGCATTACATTCGATACTGCAAATAACTCCAACGTTGCAGATGGAAGCTCGGATGCAATTTCGGCAGGTACGTCTGCATTGTACTGGTGGTCGACGGCAACTAATCTGTGGTCCAGGGTAAAGGCAGCCTAAGGAGCATGTTGTGTTTATTAGTCAAGACGGTAGTGGCTTAGTAGGGGGAAAGCTGCCTAGTGGAGCCGGACAAGCACTCG